TACTGGCGTAGCAGAACGCCAACCCTTGTCTCATAGTCAGCCATATCAGTCGCGGTACGGGCGATCTCCAACATTTCGGCTTCAACTGTCCTTACGGTCTCCTGGTTCTTTTTAGTGTTGGCATCCCTCAAGGCTACACGAACGTCATAAAATTTTAATTCGTTTTTAAGGTCTGGATACTTTTGTTTAATTATGGCTATTTGAGCCTCTTGAGCATCCTGGTCAGTCATGTTCCTCAAGGCTTCAATGTCTACCTTTGCGCTCAAGCGCTGCTGGCTCAAGTGACGTTCAAGGACAGGATTGTATGATCCCGTAATTTTTTGCTGCCAGATGTTTCCGCCCGCTGCGGTAAGGGCATCGAGGGCTGCTTGGGATGGGCTTTTTACGTACGCGTCTATCAAGCCCTTGTTGTTGTTCATCCACGAAACCCACGCGGTACTTTCCGCCTGCTTTTGGGCGTTTGGTAACAATGACAGATCTGTACCTGTAGCTTCGAACTGTGCCTTTAGGCCAGCGTCAAAATCAGGTGTTCCATAAGTGCCCGCCAATGCTTCACCAATAGCTCGCGAGTTCTGAAGCCCTCTAATCGCTCGTGCTTGCTCACGGTCCTTTTGAGCACGCGCTTCAGCAGCGGCCTTCTTGGCCTGCTGGTCTTTGTACTTCTTTACGTTACCCTCCATTTGGGATTTCGTAGGAAGTCCAGCGCTACCCGCACCAGTTTCTTTTATGAGCTTGTTCGCAAAGTCTAGGCGCTCCTGAGTGGAAGCGCCTGGGTTCATCTTAACGAACTCATTATACAAGCGGGCGTTGTCTTTTCTCTGATTGCTCCGACGCTCTTCGCCTCGTTGCATAGAGTTGGACATCTCTTTGAGGCCAAAGAACATATGAGTATCCTTACTTTATTTGCGTCTTGTCAGTGTTAAGCCACTTATCAAGGTAGTCACCAAATGCGCCGCCAGCGTTTTCAGCATTGGAAACCATTGTGGATGTAAGATTATTCGCAGCAGTGAGGGCATTGCCGAACCCAGCGCCCGTATTTCCGTCCGCTGCAAATTTGTACGGAGATGCTGCCATCGTCATTTGATTTGCAACGTAATCGTTAAATACGCCTGACTGTGTGTTCATGGTGCTTAGACCTGTGAGGTAGTCAGTCAATGCCGTATCGTTACGCAAGTTCTGGATCGAGCTAAGATCAGATATAGCTTGAGTACGCGCGTCATTGTAGTTGCCGTACACATCCATACCATAGTTGCCCATATTGATTTCGCGTGTGACTGCATCGTTCGCGTAGCTGCTTGCATTCTGGATCAAGTCTTGGCCGAAGTTACGCTCCGCAAGGTTCATTAGCTGCTCGCCTGCCGTAGCTTCTTGTACGCCTTTCGTATAACGAAGAGCGTCGTCCATACCCGCAACCATAGCGTCGTTCAGAGCTTTCTGCTCGAAGTCCGCTGCGCTTCGTGCCAGTTCTACTTCAAGAGTAGAACCGCCGCCCCGACCTTGACCGCCTTGGTCACTTGCCAACCCGCGACGGATTAGATCCGCAGCGCCTTTTGAATACATGCGGTCAGCAGAACCTCTCGCATTTTCCATACGCGCGTTGATAAACTTACTAGCAATTCCGTCGATGTCTCGTGACATATCGTACGTACTTGGAGCATTGTAATCGAAGACAGCATCTTGATCAGAAACTCGGCCCTCGCCTTGGCTCTGCCATCTCATAGACTTGTCGCGGAAATCGCTCTCCACGTTGAAGAGCATCTGTAAGTCGCGAGCTTCTTCGTCGCTTATTTCACCACGGTTCTTTAACTCGTCAAGCTGACGAGACTTCGAAAAGTATTCGCGCATACCTTTGAAGTTTTCAACGCTCACGTCGTCGTAAGTGCCAAAGCCGCCATACAGCTCTGACATTATGGACTTCATCTCTTCAGAACCCTGAGAGTAAAGTTCCATAATCTTTTCGTTGCGAGCAACCTCGGCAGCGGTCAGCATGTTTTGCTGGGCGGCAGCCTTGTTTGCTCTGTTATTGGAACTGAGCATGTTGACGGCACTTAGTCCCGTCATGAGCATGTTAACAACCATTACTTAGCTCCTATACGAATGAACCGAAGCCAGTTCTCCGCTCGTTTCTAAACTGGCTCATCCCGTTATTGCCGCCAAGAGACCCCATGCCAATCGGCACATTGACGTACCGAATTTCCCCTGTGTCTTTGTCTCTGACCGCGCGACGTACGTAAGCGCCGTTGCTTGCTGATGTTGGAATAAGGCCACCCATCGCGTTTGGGTCGAGGGCGAAGCCGTACGCGTTCATAAATGCCGCTGGATCGTAAGAGTTAGACCCAAGGTCAAGATTGTCGAGGTACTTAGCAAGGTCAGCTTCCGTAAGATAGTCATCTGGTAGCGCGGTGTTTGTTTCTCCTGCGCCTTCATAGACTATAGTGGTTCCACCACCGCCACCACTGTTTGCAGACAAGGCCGCGATCTGCGCGTTTAATGCGTCAATCTCGGCTTGCAAGTCAGCATTTACATTAGTGCTGCCTGTGTTAGTGAGACCAGCGCCGTCGCCAGTGGTATCTGTGGTTGTGGCGGTGTCAGTGCCAGTATCCGTGCCAGTATCCGTACCAGTATCCGTACCAGTATCTGTACTAGTGTCCGTAGTAGTGGAGGTATCTACAGTGGCTATTTGCCTTACTTCCTTGTTATCATCATCGTTTATAGTTTGGTGATCTTCTTTTTTAACGACAGTCGCGTTAGTTGCGTTGCCGCTACCAGTGTTAACAAGCTGACCATCAACGTAGTCAGCGTCATCAAACCCCGTAAGAGCGTTCTGCAAATCTTGGAAGCCAGTATTTTCTGTGACCAAGGTTGTCGTGTTCCCTTCGTCATCCGTATTGTAGAGCTTGCCGCCCTTATACTCCTTGTTGTCGCCCCCGGTCAGGGCGTTGGCAATATTTTGGCCCGCAGTGTTGCTGCCGCCACCCCCTCCAGGGATGTTTAGTGTAGCACCAGCTTGGATCTTGTCTGGGTCAGAAATATTATTAGCTGCGGCAAGAGCCTCAACAGTCGTGTTGTTGTCTAACGCAATCTGAGAAAGAGTGTCACCGCTATTGATCGTTTGGCTGCTGCCGCCACCGTCGCCGCCGTTGCCCCCGTCATCACCCTTGAAGAGTGGCAAACGGTATCGGCCTGGGAACAAAAGTTCGTTGATTGAATGTCTCATTTTTTCTTCTCCAAACGATAGTTTGCGCCTACAACTTGGTATCCGCGTTTTTCCATAAGGCTGTTGAATGCTTTCGGGTTTATGTCGGTGGAGTAGCCAATGCGTACTTCCTTAACGCCCTTACTCAAGGCCCATTCTTCGAACTTATCTAAAAGTCGCAAGCCCACCCGCGTACCGCGCATACCCTTAGTGACGAACCATGCGATGTCGTTGGCTACAGTGTCGTTGCTAAAGTAATACTTGGACACGTACCCCGCATATAACCCTACGGGGGTGTCGCCCTTCCAAGCTACAATCGCCGTTCTGTTGTCATCGTTTAAGTACCAGTCAAAAGTCTCAAAAACTCGCTTCGGATCAAACTCAAGTTTAGAGTAAGAACTCTCAGCGTGCATTTCTTGCCCAAGTGACGCGAGTGCATCGACATGTTTTTTGTCAGCGACTATATGTGAGTATGTAACGGATGACATTTATCGCGCGGCCTTACTTATACTTATTGCGTGCGTAATCGTTTCCGTAGCTTTGGACGTTCTTTTTAATCGCATCATCTAAGCCGTAGAACTCAATCATGCCCGTCTCAGGGTTGAACGATCCTGCGCCGCCAATGTCCTGCAACAACTTAATTGTGAACGGTGATGCGCGAACAACCATGCTATCGCCTTCGCGGCCCATGTCGCTAGACTTAGCGTCTATAGCGGCTGCTGCCTTGCGGTCTGAAATTGAAGTGCCCGTGTTCGGGCCGAAAACGTCGCTAAATGCCATAATGGCCTCCTGTGCTGTTAAGAAACTATAGGGTAATCGACATGCTACAGTCGTCCCTATTCCATCATCATTTTGGACGCCCGCCGTTTAGCATCCCTTCTAAGAACTCGATCAGTGTATGGGTGAGCGTTTGTTTCTGGCTTTCGATCTCGGCGCTTAACTTCGTCACCTATCATGTCAGCGGACTGAAGAGCCTCTGCGGCCAGAGATCTATCAACTTCCATGTAGCGACGAGCTTCGTTGTAGTTGTGCATCATCTCTTCTTGGAGTTCGTTTCTTTGACGACGACCATACAGCCCAGCGGAGCCTACGCGCCCTAGAAACCCTGCATTTATAGCGGCGTCTCCTGTTTCCCCCATATGCCCAAACGCTCTTTTCGCGTCAGACAAGGCGTCGAAGTAACTCTGCTCATCTGTACCGTAACTTAGCTCGGTATAGCCTGTAGCATCGTCTCCAAGGATCAAGCTATACATCCCATCGCGACCTTGCTCGATCATCAATTCACCCGACATTTGATCCTGCACTTCTCGGGGTAACGACGCTCGATAACTTTCAATAGCGTTCTTTGACATCTCTGATGCCATGTACGAACGAATGTCGTCGTGCTGACGCTGTAAGTGTTCGGGCGTTTTATTGCCTCGCATGTCAGCACTAAGGCCCATCTTGTTATCGACGTACGCAAGACCCGAAGTCCTCATTGGGCCGCCCAGCTCTATCTGAGCCTTACTTGCACCAACTGGGTACAGGTGGCGTACGTCCGCCCATTTAAAGTCTTGAACGGGGCCACGAGGCCGCTGCATCCTACCTTCTATTTGCTCTACGATTTGAGCCTCTTCTGGCGTTACATGAATGGACTGCTTCCCGTCCTGCCCCATGTTTTGATTGATGATGTCAGCGTCCATATCCATTATCCTGTGCATATCTTGAGACCGATTGTTCAGCTCTTCGCCGCTTCCGTAGAAAGGCCATGTGCCCTTGTTGATCTCGTCTTCCCAATGTTCGAACGCCTCACGCTCGGTTAATGGTCTGTCTGGGTTTACTTCTGGCACCCACCCAGGGACTGATACGAACTTACCCTTGTGCGGGCCTTTCTCGATCATGATACCAGTCGAATAAACCGTCATTGGTCTGCCTTGATCATCCCTGCCCACACGACCAGAACTCATCGACCCATTATGGTAATCGACAATATTCTGTTCTTGTGGGCTGAGATTAAGGTCAGACATTGGTGATGACAGCCGCCAAGGTTACTTCGATGTCAGTCACACCAGTTGCAGAAGTTACCGAAAAGGCAATCTCGCGAGAGGTGGTCGTGGCGTCGATAGCGATTGATGCGGATAGGTTTTGCTCAGTAAGAGTTGAGCTTACTGGGATAACGTCACCCGCGTTGATGCCATTAACTTTTAGCTGAATGTTGGCAGTACCCGCATTTGTCTTTGCGGCAATCGCATCTATTCGTACGTTTTGCTTGAAGGCACGCGTAACGACAAAATCATCGTTTGAAATAGATCCGTCTTTTTGGAAAAAGAATGACCGCGTAGCGAACGTATCGGGAAGCTGCGCGATTGGGAGGCGACCCGTAGCATCTAGTCCAGCAACCCCATCGGCGGCACCGATGTAGGTCTTAGGTATTAGGGCCGTAAAGTCTACGTCTGCAAATTCAAGCCCACCGCCAGTCGAGTTGACCCGCAGGAACTGAAGCGCGTTCGTCGTAGCAAACGCAGGAATACCTGTGTCTGGTGAGGTTAGGAGCCAGCCTGTCCCGTTGTAAAATTTCAATACGTTTGGTGAGGCCGCAATGTCTACCCAGAAGTCGCCAGCATTGGCTGACTGAGGCTCGGATGGGCTAACGTAAACGCGACCACGGTTTGCTAAGAGTGTAGAGATGCCGTTTACTTTGGTCTGAGGGATCTCATCATCCGAGATAGACAGTTTGGCGAACGGTACGAAGCCATTGCTATCTGTAAACTTATCTTCAGTCATGAGGCCCGAAACACGAACCTGAGAAGTATCTTCCACAATGACCAGCGTGACAAGATCGTTCTCTGTCAAAGCAGACGTGAACGTAATAGTAGAGTTAGCAGGCTGCTGGGTGTAATCGTTCGTACCGCCCTGTCGCTGCAAGATGCCGTTTCGGTACACGAGAACCTTTTGGTCTTCGTTGTGTACGAATGGGAACACAGCTTGAGACTGTCCAGCCAGTACGTCTTGCCGTGTAAACCCACTGTCGTTGGCAGACTGGACTTTATAAATTGTTACAAGGTCGCCATCTTCTGTCGCGTCATTCAATGTCACTGTATTAGCGGCAGGATCGTTTGTATAATCTGCTTCGGCTAGGAGAGCACCATTGAGGTATATTACTATACGGTCGGCAATCTCGTGGATGTAGTTGAAAGCAACTGTACCTGTTGGGTTTGCTATAACTCCGTCACCGTCTGCCGCGTTGATAACAAGGTCGAGACGTGATGAGAACAACGGTGCCCCGATAGTTCCCACATCAGACCCAGCGGCCCCGCGCAGTTCCGTAGCTGTAGCAAGGGGTTTCCAGCCGTCTTCGGCTTCGGGGTAACTACCCACTCGGTACTCAAGGCCGTTAATGTTGTCGTTCCTGATCTGAATAGGAGCTTGCAACACGCCCTCTTTATCAAACAAAATCTTCAAGAGTTCAGCAACAGTGCTGTCTCCTAGTTCAGCAGAGTTCAGATAGCGCACGATATTCTCGATGTCTGCGCCGATATTTCCTGAACTCGTATGGTTTCCTGGGTACAGGACTTTTAAGCGAGCCATCTTATTTCTCCTTGTGTAGTAGGAACGCGAAACTGATAACCGTGCAGTCGGTATCAACGTCTTTGTCTTCAGTACGAAAGCGTAGGCGAAGCCCACGGAAAACGTGGTTAAACGGGAAAGAATAGTCTTGAACCAGCGGAGCATCGCCCCACCGCTTATCACCTTCAATACGATCAAGGTTCACCTCAATAGATCCAATGTCGGAACCATTTTCATCTGTAATATCTACGTAGAAACGGCCACGGCCAGTTGCTTGCACAATGAATGTGTGAGACCTCTTCGTTCCTAGAAAGTCACCCAACCAAAGAACTGGTGTCTCTGCGTTCATTGGAGATCTACGAAGATCTGAAAGCCCTGTGTCCTGAACGAACGTACGCGCCGTCGCTTCGTACACACCATCGGCTGTTCCGAACATTAGCCTGCCACCCAAGAACGTGCCGCAACGCGGCAAAAGAGTGTCACCTAACTGAAAGTTTACGAGCTTGTACCCAGCACGGAAGTTCATAGACAATCGGGTTGTCTGGGTGCCACCTGGCCTTGGAAAGAATACGTGGTAAGATTGCGTATCAGGGTCATAGACCGCCGATATGCTCTCTGGATTTGGCGTTGTGCGTACGAGTTCTTGGTATAGAGGCTCAACCTCATCAGACAGAGATGCTTCCGCGATGGTAATGCCGTTCTGCTCGGAGCGCATAATTGAGTGAATACCGCGACGAGAACAGAATAGGAGATCTGATCCAGCGTTCACAATCGTATTGTGAGATATACACCCGATGCGGAGATTAGCACGACTGTCGAGCTGCCACTCTTCAAAGTCAGGGTCAATGATGTAAACAAGCGTCTGGTCTCTGGTGAAGACAGCAAGACGGTTTGCTTCGAACGTACCCATCCCAACAATCTCATCGGCTGTGCCGATAAGGTTACTGATGTCGATGAACGCTGCCCGTGTGACTTCTTCGGTAGGCGCTTCTTCCTCCAAGAAAATGTCGGGATTGTCTACGCGAGAGAACTCAATAGTCGTGGGCCTATCCTTAAACCCAGCAGCAGCAAGGCGGCGCTGAATAGGTACGCCGAACTTCGGCTTGATCGAAGCCGTAGATGTCGAGAACTCAAACCCATCATAACGGTACATACGCGTATCTTGATTGAAGATATGCACTTTACCCTGGAAGTTAGTCATAGAAACGATTGCGTCCTTGGAAAACGCGTTAAGAAGTTGATGCCCCCTATCAGACGCGAGGTGGGTTCCCGCCGCGTCTTCCTCTGCAAAGCACACGCCATCACGGTTGTAGAAACGCAAGCACTTTACGGGAAATCGGTTCGATCCCTTGTGGAGATAGAAAGCTGGGTCGCGAATAAGCTGACCTCGGTAGTCAACAAAGCAGTTGTCTAACTGCCAGAAGTTTTGCTCCTCCTCGGTCTCCAACGCAGTAACGTCGCGAGAACGGTCAATACCACGAAAGCCGTAATAGGTACGGCTTGTGGACTTAATAGATATTGGGGAATAGGCAAGTCTCGACATTACATGTACCTGTGATTAGATCCGCCATCCACTATCTTCATTTCGTACTTCTTGTTTCCGTACGAACGCTCGTGCAACAGGTTTGCCATGTTCGCCTGATACAACTGAAGAAAGATCATAGCCTTGTCCGAGCCTTGCTGAATGAAGTAATGAGCCGTTAGGCCATCAATCATGATCATGTCGGGTACGGGACGTATTTCAGTTATGTCGTTGTAGTAATCAATGTCTTCGCCGCTATAGTATGGATGCTGCCGCAAGTCCTCTATCACTCGGTTGGCAAGTTCGATCATGAGCATCATGACCTCACCATCCACACGGGACGGAGAGAAGTTGCCCGCTCTAACGAGAGCAGAGCGTACTAAGTTTTCTAGTGGGGAGTGGTCGCCCCTGCCCGCAGAGAAGGGCTTCTGTACGCTCTTCTCAGCCATTTAGTCTTCCTCTGCGTTAATCACTCGGCCAGACCAAACCATGTGGTGCTTCATGAGGGCTTCGGTTAAATCAGATGGTACGCGCCAGCTTACGTGCTGCCGTGAGCCATCCCAGATACCGCGAACTCGCGCCTCGCCAACCCGTAGGTCGTAAACCGAAGTTTCTGGGCTTGATGATACGAACATTGTGAATGCAGATTGAGGCTCGGGAGCCTTCTTTGCCTTTGCTTTCTTGGACGCAGCCTCACGTCGCTGGGACTTATCTTCAGTCCATGCCTCGTTTTCGGGCGTGGATGGATCGTCAGCTACGAAGTGACCGTCCTCTGTACGTGCGCGTTTGCGTGCCATTGAGCTTCTCCTTTGGGATTGTCTGTTCATTTATGGGGTTTATATGCGGTGTAGTCGTCCCTAATGCGAAAGGGCCACGCATAAGCGCAGCCCTCTCTAGTCGTGTAGCTATCTGGGAGGATTAAGCTACAGCGTTCCAGTTCTTGATGTAATGGTGCGTTTTGTCTTGAAGCAATTCCAAACCACATTCGGTTAGGTACTCGTGCTTGACTGCATCCATATCATTCGCTTGACGATCACGAAGCAACTGTGTGTCGCGACCTTCCATGAAACGATACTTTAAGTGAGGGAAATCAATGATCACCGCCGCGTTGTCCATCCCTGGCACCTGACGGAATTGTGGGTGCAAATGCACCATCAAGTCGCCTGCAAAGGTTGAATAGCGAGTAAGGTTCACACCGTACGTTCCCTCGACAACAGTTGGCTGCCAACGGTCTTTGCCAAACTTCTGAAGGTGGCCTGCAACTTTAGCGCCGCAGAACATGATCTTCTGGTTTGAACCGAAAGCGAACACGTCCTCGATCAGAGCGCGGTCAAACTGGTCTTCAGTCATTGCGCCTGATGCAGTTGATCGGTCATTCACGTTAGTGATTGTGTTGATCAAGCCGCCTGTGTAGCGAGTTGGCTGTGAAGAAGAGGCATTAGCTTCATGCTTTTTGCCGAAGAACATAGCGCGCTCAATGTCTTGCATGTGCAATTTGAGAGCTTTAGTCGCCATCTCGTCTTCTTTGTCGCCTGTACGAAGGTTAGTCGCACGCAAAGTTTCTGTAACTGTGAAGGCAGTACGGAAAATTTGTGTGAAGTTGGACGCCACGCTCGCATCGAATGAGATGCCAGTTGGTGATGTCGCGCCTTCTTCGTACGCTGTACCCGCGATGAACAACTCAGCACCGTCAGCGATAGACGCTGCGCCGCCGCCGATGGCACGCTCAACAGTAAGTTGAGTTGCTGTGCTGTCAGCCGTTGCACGCATTACTTCGCCAGTCGCTGAGTTCACGATAAGTGTACCAGCTACAGCAAACGTACCAGCGTCGTTGTCAGTGATAGTAATTGTAGTTGCGCTGTTTGTTGCAGCGCCATTAGCTACCAATGCACGAGCGGGAAGTTCGTCGCGGAAGTTCTTATACTCTGGATCGTCAGTGGCTTCAGAAGAAGTCATTGACAACAATGCGTTGAGGGGTGCGTTGCCATTTGGCTCCAGCAGCGAAAATAATTCGCGATAGTTCTTAGGGCGGAAGTCGTTTGTAAACTGTCCAGTGCCCCGCAGTCCTTGAATACCAGCCATTGCTAGTCTCCTTTAGGTTTAGGTTACATTTATGCGAGGTACTCAAGATCACGCGGAACATTCACGCGCAGACCCTTCGTCCCTTATGCAACATCGACGTAAAGGGAGCCGTAGCGCCAATCGACATTAACTAGATATTGTCAGAAAACTTTGTAGTGGTCGTCCCACATGAAAAAAAATCGGCCCGAAGGCCGACTTTTCCTAACCCATACGGCGGTTCATAGCGCCTGCTGCAAGTCGTGCGAGGGTATCATCACCGCCTGTTTCGGCTGCTTGGCTAGTCGGCCCGCCCGCTTGAGAGCGTAAGTACGCCTCACGACGGCCTGCCATTTCGCGTAAGCGTTCGAACTCAGGCGTATTCATTTGGTTTTTAAAGTCGTTGATGACTTTCTCAGTAAGGCTGGTGTCAGCGAAGTCCTCTGCTGTGTACCCACGTTCCAAAGCATACGCACGGAAGTCGTCGATAGCCTCATCAGGAAGCCCTGCTGCTTGCTGCGCACGATCCAAGTTGTTTCGGATGGATTGCATGATAGCCTCTTCACGAGAGCCGATAGCCTGATCTCGACTGTCGTTCCCCTGCTGACCAGCTTGTTGTGCTTGCTGTAGGATCTTCTGCATCATCTGCATCTGAGAACCCATAGCCTGCTCCATACGTCCCATGCGGTCATATTGCTCACGATAGCCTGGTGGTAAAGAGATAGCATTTTCGTCTTCGTACTTCGAAAACTCTTCCGCCAGCTTTGCGGACATTGCAGCAGCGTCACCTTTTTGTGCGGTAACTGGCTGTGCGACCCCTGGCTGTGCTGGGCGGTCGTTGCCCATCTGAGTGTTCTTAGTCATTGACTTCAAAGCTGCCGCCATAAGTTTGGCAGTGTCCTCGGCGTTGCGGCCCGTCTTCTCCATAACTAAGTTAGCTATGTCGTTGATAGGCTTCATCTGAGCTTGCTTGTAGTTGAGGTCGCGATAGCGTTCGTACGTACCCGCAATCTGAGAAGGCGAAAGCTGACGGTCTTCTTCGCCAATCTTCACATTGTAGATGACCGCTTCAGCTTGCGTTTTGTCGCCCTCTGTTTCGGGAGACGCCGCAGAGATCGCCTTCTCTTGGGCGGTTTCTGGCGCATCCTTCGGTGCGGAAGGTTCTGGCGCAGGGCCGCCCATTTGGCGTGCTGCGATGCGTGCTACTTGGTCGTTATCCATTTTAGGTTCAATGGCCATGTTAGTTCCTTTCTGAGCGGCCTTGGCGGCTCGTGGCTTCATCAAGTGAAAGCTCACCCTCTAGTTTAAGGATGAGCCGTTGGGGCAGATTGAGCATTTGCTCTGCTGCCCATATTGCGCCTCGCTGAAAGTCCATCTGCTGTTGCGTCATTTCTTGGGTACGAGCCATTTGCAAAGCAAGCTGAAGGATCTCTTCCTTCATCACTTCGTTTATGGTCTCCCACCCTTTACTTTCAGAAAGCTCTTTTATGTTTTTAATGTTGCTTTTGATGTTCATGGTGAATGTGTTTGGTTACTTGGCTTTCAAGCCAGAAGGCTTTTTCTTGACTGGCGCTTTGCCAGCTCGAACGGGGGAACACGCTTTCTTCTTGACCGCGCTTTTGGCTTTTCCGTACTTCATTATTTCTTTCCTTTTTTCCACGAGATACGTTTCGAACTTGTTTTCTTCTTGGCGGCGCTGTTGCATTTCGCCTTAGTCGGGCGGCACGCTGGATATGACTTGCGAGTTTCACCCTTCTTGCGACCGCAGGGCTTGCCTGTCTTGCAATCTATCCAGCCCTCACCTCCGTTTTGAGCGAACCAGGTGCGTAGACTATTTTCTTTTGCCACTTTTGTTCCCCCAGTTCTTTGCGCCAACTTTTCGGCACTTTGAAACTGCGCCAGATGCGTACGCGCTGGGCCAGACCTTGTATCGTGACTTCACCTTCTTTGCGCAGGCGTCGAGCTTTTTCTTGGCGGGCTTCTTGGCCATGATCTATCCTTGCGTACAGGGGCAGTCTTTATGCTGCATCTTGCCTGTCTGAGTTTTCTTGCCGAGCTTCTTTACGGCCTTGGATGTCTTCGCCATTTATTGCACCCCTCTTGGATCTCTACTGCCGAACAATCGAACGTAAGTCATGTCGTCGGTATATGCTTCAGCCCATCTGTTTTCGGTGAACGTGGCGAAAGTGATAAGTTTAGCAGTGTGCTCAATCACGTTCTCTAAATCCACTTTCATAGACACTACGTCAGCCTCGACGTATTCTATTCTGTGAGCCTGCTCGCTGATCCACCAAACACCGCCAACAAGCTGTGCAGCCATTGCAAGCACCAATGCGAGAGGTACTTTGAGATCTCCCATGTCAACAGTTCCACGCTTTTCTTGACCAGTAGTTTGCACTCAATTTATTGCTACCGCCCTTGATGCCACCAGAACGCGCACAGTAAGATTTCTTGCGAGCTGGCTTGGACTTCTTGATGGTCATCTTGCTGTCACCAAAACGAACAATCTTTTCCTTACCGCCCGAACATGCCTTCACAACAGACTTCTTCTTCGAGCCTGCTGGGGCGCGACGAGGTTTGTTGCACGGCATAGACTTTTTACTGAGCGGTTTTTTGGCCATAGGGACTGTCTCCTTATTAGCAATTTATGACTGAAGGGGATCAGTGTCGTCCTACTTCAAGGCTTCAAGAATACGAGGCCAGATAACCTCTGGCGGCTCCTTTGAGAAAACATAGCCGCCCACTTGAGTAGCCAAACAGATACGAGTGCCAGTAATAGATGGATTACCCTCTTCGTCATGTGGGCCTAGCATAGCCGTTTCTGTGTACATTACTTGGGAAACGTCCACATGGTGAGTGATGTCATGTTGGTCAATGTAAGGAATGAATTTCATCTTTAGTCCTCTGAGGGTAAGGCTGCGGCCTCTGTTGGTGAAAGTGGCATAGCGGGTACATTCGAGTAGTCGTCCTCGATTGTATCTGGAACCGTTGAAGGAAGGTTGCGAAGTGCCTCGCGGTATGTTGACCAATCGGCACGAGCCGTTGAGAACGCTGCAAAACTAGCAGCGTCCTCTATTTTACGAAGCATATCCACGTCACTTATGGCTAACTTCTCGTCGCGGGTTGCCCGCATGTTTTTAATAAGGAGATTACGATCTACGGTCATTATTACTCTCCATTGTATTTCATGTTCGGATTTTCGGAGCAGTAGGTGAACGGGAAGCTGCGGTCAGTCCCGTCTGCGCCAACACCCCAGATGATACGAAGACCTCCTGGTGCGCCGTGTCCGCCGCCAGAGCTTGTGCCTGATCCACCGCCGCCGCCGCCATGAAGGCCACCAACTCGGTGATAAGTGCCGTTACCGTTTTCCGCGCCGCCCGTGTATGGGTTTTCGCCATACGCGCCTCGCGTACCGCCCGAACCGCCGCCACCGCCGCCGTAGAAGCAAGGGGAGCCAAAGTTGTACGAAGACCAGTTACCTTGGTTGGCTGCGTTCCCGCTGCCCGCGTGGGGTGAGGTACGAGGGACGGCGTTAGTGCCAGAACGGTCCCCTCTCGCGCCTTGACCATCTAGGCCAACGCCGCCGCCACCACCCTCGCCATGCGTGGAAGAATATTCGTAGCCATTGCC